CAGCTTCGTGTACTTGTAGCGGCTCATAGTTTGGCCTCCTTACCATTAATCAGATCCTGACTGCTAACATCAATACCATTAGCTCGGCAGATGTGGAGCAGGTTGCATATTTGATTGTCCTTTGCGGCGTACATTCCCATGACTCTGTCGATGTTGTACTTTAGGCTCCGAATTTCGGCGTTGGTTGAGTTGAGTTCGCGTTCGAGCTGGCGAGCGAAGTCCTTAACACAATCAACGGTTGTATCATCGTATTCCAGACCAGCATCTGTCCTTGGCGTATCGCTGACCATTTTGTTGGTGTCACCAATATGGTTGCTCATTTCGCCTCCTTCCATTTACCAATCGTGTGGAGGAACGCCTCTGCGCGTAATGTTGGTTTGGATGAAACAGACCAATCGTAAGGGTCAGCTTTTGCAATCGAACATTTTTCCCACAGAATATTTACATAAATCATACGTTGTATCTTAGTAAGAATCTCCTCCGCCTCATGCATGGCGTTGAGGTCGTTGAGGTAGTCGGGAATTCCAGCTGAACCGTAATCTTTACCTATTGGGAACCAGAATCCGTCAGGCCGTTGAACTCGACCACACGCTTCCGCGATAGCAATGCGTTGTTGTTCTGGATTCATTTCGCCTCCCTCTCTTTGAGCATTGCGTCGGCTAGATCGTATGCGTACTTCGCGTACAGATCGTCTACCAAACAACCGCCGCTTGTGTGTGCTGCCATGAATCCCTGCAACGCCGCCGCTGCGAAGTAGTCGCGGAGTGTCATGCCTCCTTTGATTGTAAGTTGCGAACCAATGCTTCCAATCGGTTCGCTGTAATAAACGCATGGAAAAGCACTTCCTCCGTCGTTGATCTGGTTGCTCATTTCGCCTCCTCCACGACCCCACACGGGAGCCACGTTTTACCGCCGTCGGTGCTGTGTTCGCTGGCTTTCAACCACCATTCTCTATCTTTTTGTTCCGCTGTGTGTGTGATAATCTGTCTTCCATATAGTCCTTTGCTCCTAATCCACGCACCAAGCGGAACCTCATCCGCAGTCCACGGGCGGAGTGTGGCGGTGGGTTTGATGCGGTATTCTGTGTCAGACCAGTTCCATCTTGGTACATAGATTATTGCCCACTTTCCGTCATACATTGACTCTACGTCTTTTCCTTCCACATACGCCTGCATGACGCGGATGGCTTCTTTGGTTTCTTCGATGTTCATTTCGCCTCCTTCTTCTTCCGGTTCTTGGTCCAGTAACTGAACTCGTGATTTTTTACTTTCTTGGCTGCCTTATGGATTTCTCCAGCCTCTTGTTTGCTGATGCTGTATACTCCGGTGCCACTACCGATGATTTTTTTGATGCTGTCCTTCATTTGGCCTCCGAAATTGCTTCGTGAATGACTTTGAAATGCTCGGCGAAGATCGTGTCGCGGATGGCGATGGCGATATCGCGATGCTCCTTCTGAGTTCCTTTGCTGCAACGCTGCTCGAAGTAATGAATCCATGAGCGGATATTGCCGGTCATGTAGAGTGTAGTCTGCGTACAGAGCGGCAAGACCATGCGCGCCGTCTCGCGGCTCACGCCCTGCGAAACAAGTTCGCGGTACACGTTGAACGCAAGAGCCACAGAGTCTGCGACAATATCACTGGCCCACTTACCTTCGAACACGCCGCCGCTCGCCTGACGATTGTTCGCATCCTGAGTTCGCAATTCAATCGGCTCCATACCAGTTGCAAACGCATAGCGTTGGCTAAATTCTTGGAAGCAAAAGCTCCTGTGACGAATGATCTGAGCAGATACAGCGCGGCTAGTTTGAATCTCAACAGTCATCGACGCCTGCTCGAACACGCTCCAGTGGCCGTGGCGAATACAGTAGGCCAATAACTTCGCACTGGTGAGGACGTTGTGCTGATTGCTGGGATTGCTGACCCGTGCAGCGAACGTGATGAAGTCGGAGGCGGTCATTTCACCGTCGCCGATGGCTGGCTTGGTGATAGCTACAAGTTTAACTCTCATGGATACGTTTTTTTAATTCTTAGGTTTTAGTTTCGAGCGTTATCGCGGAATGCGCTCCCCTCCGTGTTGAGGATTAGAACGGCTTCGCATCAAGGTCGTCGCCATCGACCTCGGCAATCGGAACCTCGCGCATGTTCTTGATGCGGAGAGTCTTCTTCGTCTCGCCATTGACTTGGTACTCCTCGGAGCGAGCGGTAATCAGCAGATCCAAGCCGATCATCGTTTTCAAGAACGCCGCATAGCTGCCCTTCGTGCCAAGGAAGTCCACCTGAGTGCCATCAGGAACGTTGTGCTTGGTTGCTGCGACGAGCTGATTGACGCGAAACCAGACGTTCTCCTGATTGATGTAGCGGTCCGTGATGGATGCGCCGTCTTCAGTCTTGAACGTAACCTTGCAGACCTCGCGGCCCTTGGCATCGAGGGTTTCCTCGACCTTCGAAACGGTGACTGTGTAATCGCCTTCGGCATCAATGTATCGGCCTCCGGCGTCCTTGCGGTTTACTGAGAACATAATTTATTTGGTTTTAATTTTCGGATTTATTCAAGACCCACTTAGGGCAAGAAAGTGTTTGAACGGCTGTTGGATAGGCTGGCCAACTGTCCAGTGCGCGGCATTCGTGCAGCGTCGAGATGGCTTTACGCCTCAGATTCTCGCCAGCCTGAAGCCATTCAGCATCGAGCTTGTAAATGCCAATGGCATACGGCGCTTTTCGTTCGACGGCAACGAAGATGAAGTTATCAGCGCCAGTCATCGCCATGTAGTGAGCGGCCTGAATGTGGTAGCCAAACGATGCGATGGTTCGCAGGAACGCTTCGGGCGATGCGTCGTCGGTCGTCTTCACATCGACAAGCGTATGGTCCTCAATCCACAGATCAGGACGCGCCTTGAGAGCTAGACCAGTCTGCTCGTCTTGAGCGAAGACCGATGCCTCGATCTTGTGGCTGAGATGAATGATGTCCCAGAATGGATGGCGACGGACAGAGTTGGCCACTCCTTGCACATCGATGTCTTCAGCGTGAGTCAGATGGATGCGGCTCTTGTGCTGCTCTTTCCACTGCTTGCCTTCCTTCGTACGGCCGTCGATGTCCGGCGGAACAACGGCAACAACCTGAGAGTACAGTTGCGGTTCGAGGACAGCGGTATGAATGGCCGTACCCATCTGCATCGACTTCGTCGGCTCCTGATGCTCGTCTAGCGCGGCCCGATAGTGCGCCGGGGACTTGAGGATCTTGGTCATCATCGACTTTGAGAGAGCGTCAACGGCGTGATACTGAGCCGCCGGCATGTCGAGGTTGACGTGTTGGTTGAGAATGCTCATTCGGTCGGAGGGTTAGCGAACGCGGTTGCTTTGGTGATGAACCCATTCGCATCAGCGATGATCATGTTGGCCACCTTGGTCGAGACATCACGGAAGTTCTGACCTTCCTTGATAAGGCTCTTAGAGAGGAGGAACGCATTGGCGATTTCAGAATGTGACTCAAGGATCTGCTCCAGTCGCTCGACGAGCGAGAAGGCCGGTTCCGGCGTCACATTGACCGTCTGGCGCGTCGTAGTTGTGACGGAGGGTGCTGGTGCCGGACTGGAGAAGTCGGCTGCTTCCTCGACGCAATATCGACCCTGAGTAATGCGGGGGTCGAGCATCCTTGTGGCAAGGCTCACCAGACGCGCTCGCATCATGGCTGCTGGAAACTTTTGCCATCCACTTCCCGCTTTGGCCGGAAGCAGACCGGCCAACTTGGCGTCTTCGGTCGTAAACGAAATCCGAACCTTCTTCTGCCCCTTGCAAAAATCAGCGATGGCAGCTTGGGCGTCAAATTGCACCCAATCTACGTCCCACCCTGCATCCATAAGGCCGGACAGCATAGCCTCGGATTTCATGGCAATCTGGCCATTTATGACGTGATTAGACCTCTTCCACGTCAGTGGAGTTTGGCGACTAGAGATGCACTCAAGAGCGAGGACGTAGCCTTGTTCTGGCTTGGTAAGTCCAAAGAGTCCTGAGTGGGCTAACCAATCACCTAAAGTCTTCACGGCGTCGAGCGACGTGCATGCTTGGTCGTAGAAGTCAGGGCTGACTGGTTGCGGTTGCGTTGTCGGTAATAGGTTGCTGCTCATTTGTATTCTCGGTTTGTTTGCTTGTTTTTCTTGCGTATGGATTCACCGCTCCTGTCGTCGCCCGACTCTCAAGAATCGCGGCGATGTCGGACTCGGTGAACAAGATTCGTCGGCCAATCCTTCTGTGCTGGATGCCGTCATGGCGCACGATACGACGTAGCGTCTCAGTGCAAATCTGAAGCATCGCGGCTGTTTGTTTGGCGGTAAAAACTTTCAAAATGTAGAAATCAACAGCGTTCGGGTGTTCACTTGGGAATATACCATGTAACCCGTAAGAGCCTCTCGCTCCTCTCTATTCCCGAACGCTGAAAAATTGGTCATCGTTGCATGCGTAGCGTCGCAGTTGTCTGGAGTCGTGTCAAATTCATTTTAAGAATTTTTCAACGACCGTGAGTTGTCAGCCTGTCGTAGATTTCCTTGAGGTAAGCTTCCTGCTCCGGCGTTCCGCTCACGCCGCTTGAATTTAAAAAAAGGACACGTCGATTCATTAGGCACTTCTTGCGGCCAGCCCAAGTCTCATCGTCATCATCATCGTCACGGCGGATCGTTTGCGGCCCGTAGGACACCTCCAGCGTGTAGGTTTCAGCGTTCGGATTGAAGGACTGCTGCTCCGGCTTCGGGCCAAAACCTTCCCATGCGTCGTCACCGCTGTTGCGTTCAAGCGAATTCTCGATTTCGTTGATCTTCTTGGTGGTGGATTTCATCATCGCCTCAATCGATCCGAGGCGTTTGCTGATCTTTTCAACGGTGGCAAATAGGATGTCGATCTTTTGGTCAGTCATAATTTTTCGAGTTTAGTTGCCGGTTGAGCTGTTTTCTGCGGAAAGGTTGCGGTATTGAGCGAGCAAGTCGTCGATAGATGAATCGGCCACAAGTTCCGGTTCCGGTTCGGCAGGCTTCTCTTCTTCCACATTCTGCTTCCTTTTACGCTGCCTCCCCTTACGAAGCGCATTGATAGCCTTCCAAATCTGGGCGATTTCGCGCCGGAGGTCCGAGAACTTGCGCGATTCAAGATCCTTCTGCGCCTCCTCATCGGACGGCTTCCAATCGCATCCATGCCAGACCCGCTGGACTCGATCAAACACCAGCACCTGACTCTTGACGTTCCGCATCGAACCGAACGCTCGATTAGCCTCGACCAACCCACAGCCAACCGTCTGAACAATGTGGGCCAATAACTCGGACTTCTCCGAATTCGGGTTGTGCCTCTTCGGCGGCATCTCGCGGAACGTCGCCCGAAGTGTGGAACCATTTGGAAGATAACTCATGGTGGAAAATAGATAAGTCTCTTTTGTCCTCTAGTCAACGGAAATCTACCAATGGCTACTTCTAAGTTATCCTTGGTCTACCTAGCTCATCTAAAGATAAGCCTCCCCTTTCTAAAAAAGGGGAGAGGCTTATTCCGAAAACGGAAAGCTTGCGCGCCGCCTGTGGAGGCGGTGCCGCTTCCGTTTCGGAAAAGGATATGTGAAGCGTTAGCGTCGCTTTGTGTGTCATGTGGGTTAGTAAGGATGCCTCGCAATCGATCAGAAATGCCCCGTAGAGCGTTCGTAAGGTGTTTTGCGGCTCTACGGACGGTTTGGAGTGTCGCGTCGCTAGAATCGAATCGATGAAAAGACATCGGTGAATGAGGTTGAATGGCCTACTTTTTATCCGGCGAAAAGTTATCAGGGTTTGATTCGCTCCGTCACCGGATACACATCGTAGTCCTCCGACAGTTCGACCGGCACGACGCGAATTCTCCCTTGCGTGTACTCGCCGGGATTGAGTTCCTTCGCCGCCTTCTCCGCATCCTTGCGCGATGCGAATTCGACCGTTTGATAGCGGACGACCCGTTCCTTCAGATCGGACCAGCCAATCGCGCCGGATATCTGAACCTTGTAGACTGGCTTCCCGAACAGGTTGCGGCTCATGGATACATCCCTCCGGTGCGGATGAGGCCGATGATGAATTCCGAATCATCGATGAGTTGCTGTCGTCGTTTCTCGCCCTCGCCGGTCGTGTCCGTGGACTTATACATGCTGACGTAGAAAAGCGCGTCCTGAAGGCAGGTAAGCGCGGCGGCGACGTGCGAGAGGCGCGAGGATGCGTGAACGAGTAAGTTCGATTCCGTTTTGTCCGACACTTCATCGAGCGTTTCGATGAGCTTATCGAGCGGGATGTTGATCGAAAGCGGCGGATTAATCTCGGCCATGCTCAAATCGTAAAATTTTATCATAGCGTCTCCATTTCGCCGTTCGTCGCGGCGCATAACTTGTCGCCGTCCTCGCGTTCGATGATGAGTTCGAGGATTTGATGGCCGTCCTTCGCGACGAGAGAGCAGATATGCTTGTTGTCGTCATAGATAGAGAGCGGTGTCGCGCCGGATTCTTGCTCCTCGCCCACAAGGATGGCGTTGAACAGATCGACGATGGTTTGGGCGTTCTGTTTGGACTGGATGGTTAGTTTCATTTTGTGGCTATGGTTTGCTGGTTTTCGAGAGAGGATAACTTGCGCATGACACGGCGGCCATAGGCGCGGGAGGAGGAACGCTTGAGAGCTTTTGGCCCACCTTGCCAGATGCGCGCCAGCGATTCGTCGGAGAGATTGCGTCCGTAATGCGAAAGGTATGCGTGGGCAATGAAGGTTGCGGTGGCGCGATTTGTTACCTGAGCGTGCGCGTAGGACGTTCCCATGATCCGGTTCACGTCGCGCACAAGGATCGGCTTAATTTGAAGCGCGCCTAGTTCGCCATGACGACCACGCGCATGATCGTTTCCGTTGGATTCGACCGCGATAAGAGCGGAGAGGAGAAGGGGATGCATAATTGGATTCGCGCGCGGGAGGTTTTCTAGCGGGTTTTAAGAGCCGCAGTAAATGTTTTCCGTTTCGGGGGTGTTCGCTGGCACGATTCGCAGGGTTTCGAGGTTTTCGAATAACTCGGAAAACTCCTCAACCGCGCGGACCGCCGCTAGGCGCGTGGGGAAGAAACAGGTTTCGTAAGGTCCGCCGTCGCTTGATTCGCGGAGGTCAGACCAGCCGTTGGGGGTTTCTAATTGGATTTTGTAGCGGCTCATGCTTCGCCTTTCGCTTTGGAGATGACCGGAGCAATGCGCGCGCGAATCCATTCAGGAGATTCGGAGGCATTTGAAAAGACCAGTTCTAGCGCATGGAGCAAGTCAGGCGCGGAGGCAATCAGGCGAGCGTTGGCTTCAATGCTTCCGTGTTCTTCGCATAGCGTAGAATCGAAAAGGCGCGCAACGTGCGAGCGGTTTTCACCGTCAGAGTAAACGATAACAAAACCCGATTCGGATCGGTGCGGATGCCAAGGGCTGGGGGCATGGTTCGATTGATTCATAATTTCGCGCGCGTAGGGTTTAGAGTGCGGCTGTCCAGTTGTCGGAAATCCATTCGGAAATCAATTCGATGGCATAGCCGTCGTCGGAATGAACACCGTCCCCGCGTGGGGTTGCGGTACGTTCGAAGGTCAGGTCGAAATATCCTGCGAATTCCGCGCGGATCATCGATTGCAGGTTGTCCAGAATGCGCGAAACGTCGGCTTGGGTTGCGGTGCTGCCCCAATAGGAAGGTTCTGTTGGGAGTTGAATGAGGACTTGAGTTTGAATCATTGGATGCGGAATTGGTTGCGGATAGATTGGCCTACCCTTTCGCGTCACGCGTTGCCGCATGGCGCGCGGAGGATGGGTCAGTCGATCAGAATTGCTGCACGACAAGTCCTCCGTCGAATTGCACGACCGTAGTCTTCCGGCCAAGCCACATTTCGGCCTCGTCATCGTCCTTCACCTCGAAACCGTATTCGCTGGCCGCCTCGCGCGCGGATGAGAATTCGGCCCATTCGCAGCAAATGGCGATAGGGTCGAGTTCGATTTCCTCTCCGGTGCTGTTTTCGTATTCCTCAAGATATTCGAACAGCGCGAACAGGGCTGCGCGGGAGAATTGAGATTCGCGGCCAGCGTGTTTGAATGACTCGACGAATTGATGGGATGTTACGGTCGTTTTCATGGATTGATTGATTTTGGATTCGGGAATCGGGATTGATTCGCCGCTAGAACCTACCGTTGCCGATAGGCTCGCGCGGGGAATCAATTCAGAGTGAACCTTGCGATTCGGCAATGTCTCCCCATGAAGCGATTCGGTAGTGTCCATTCATTCGGACTATCGTCGGGGAATAAGTGTCTCCCGTGTTCAGATATTCGACCCATGTTCCGTTCCTAGTCTGGAAAGCCTCGATTCCGAAAGTTCCAAGCAACGCGTCCAAGCAATGCAGGCGAATGTCGCTTGTGGTGGGCGGATTGTAGCATTCGCGAATGCGCGCCAATCCTGCGGGGAGCGATTCAAGTTCCGCGCGGCGCATTCGGAAAATAGCCTTCGCCTGTTTTCCCTTGCCGGGGAATTCCGCTTCGATTGCGGCAATGGACGGGGAGCGGAAACGGGGATTGTGGATTGTGGTTGTCATGGGATTGATTGATTCGGGGATTTAGGCGCGCGCAAGGATTGCCGGAGTTTCGACTTCATGGATTCCAAGCAAATAGCCTTTGCCGGTGGGAACGGTTAGATATTCGCCGTTGAACAATTCAACGTGAACCTTGCCGGATTCATTGCCGGAAAACCATTTTGCTACCGGCTCCGGCGCATTGCCGGAAACATAATGCGCGGATTCATTGGCGCGGGGAAACGTGCGGGAAAGTTCAGATTGTGGCGCGAGATACAGAATAGGTTTCATGGGATTGGATTGTTTCGATTCGGGATTGATTGCCCGATGCAATCCACTCTTTCGAATGGATTGACTCGGGGAATCAAATAGCCTTTGAAATCAGTGAATCGAATTCAGGTTCAAAGGAAGACGGCCAAGCGGGGAGTGGCGCATTCTGATTTGTGTGGTGGCGGAAAGCCCACACCTCATGTTCCCAAGTCGAATCCTTTTCGCATGATGCATAACCTGAAATCCGCTTTCCATTGATTCGAATGGATGCGGGGATGCTGAAGAAAGTGTCGGCTGTTTCCGCCAATTCAGCGGAACGAATGACTCCGTCGGCACAAAGCAAACGGTGGCCGTTGCGGGGATGCAACCCCCAAGGATAGGAACGGGAAACATGAGTTTTGCCTTTGGATGTTTTGGTGATGTTCATGGGATTTTGGATTGATTGATTTTGACTGACGAATTCTGCCCACCGTCGCCGATGGGCAGCGTTTCGGCATTCAAGCCAATTCAGCGTATGAATAGGACTTCAAGTCTTCGCGGATTGAATCGGCAACGCCGGATTCGAAAGCGCACCACAAGTCATCGCTGTCTTCCAATTCGTTCAATTCATGGGCGATGAATTCGAATGGGGAATAGTCTCGCGAATTGGATTCTGCGGCGAAGCAAAGCAATTCGTGATATTCGGCAATGTTTTCAGCCGTGACGGTTTTCCCGAGTCCAACCCAATCGATTGATCGGACGATAGTGTCACCGATTGATGGGACATTATGGCATGCGATGCCATGGCCATGGTTCCAGCCTAAGCGGTAGGCACGTTCCAAGTCGTCGGATTGATAGGCTGCGGGGATTGATTCAGGATAATTCATGGGATTTAGTGGGTAGGGGTTCAGAATTGCGTGACGATGAGAAACCAGAAGGCCAGAAGGCCTAGGGCGGCGTAGGCAAGGGCCATGGCGAGGAGGGGGATGAGTTTTTTAAACGCGGATTTCATTGGTGAGGACAGACTAGGGTGGGGAGCGGAAAGAGTCAAAGAAAAAGCAAAAATAAATTTGAGATAGGTGGAAAAGGTGCGGATTCATTGGGGATTTAGCGCAAAAATTTTTGAGAGGGGAACGACTGGCGGAGTGAAAATTGAAAATTTGAGAGGGGGGAAACCGATTCCTTGCCGGATTCCGTAGCGTTCCGTAGGTTGCCGGAATGAAAATGCCAAAGGAAGTCTGGCGTGAGGCTTGCAACCTCTACCTTGCCGGAATGGATTGGGAGATGATAGCGAGCAAACTAGGCGTGAATAAAACTACTCTATGCAAGCGGGCCAGCCTAGAGGGGGTGACGAAAGTTAAGAGGGAGATGCAAACGGTTTGCATTCAAAAGAAAACCGAAAGCTTGGAATCGTTGTCTGCAATTGTCAGGAATCGTCTCGCCGCCGACGCCGCCAGCACGCTGGAAAGGATCGAAGGCTATGCGTTGGACGGAATCCGTGATGAAAGCACTAGAGAACAGATCCTTGGCTCCGTTGCCAAGCGCTCTGCGCTTGTGTTCGGTTGGAGTGAAGGGGGTGAAGCGACTAGTGTCTCAATCAATCTACTCGGTTCAATGCCGGATAGGTTCAGTGAAATCAGCGTGAGTCACGGAGCGCAGGCATCGGACACGGTCTGATAATGCATATTATCAGACTATAGTTGGACATTTTATGTCCTAGGGGGAAAAGGATTGTTTTCCGGCAGATTGGCATGAAAGATGCCGGCGGACCTGGCACCCCCTTTGCGGGTGGGCTTCGTTTACGATACCCCCCTCAAAAATTTTCCGCCTTTTTGACCATGCTAAACAAAATTAAAATTGGTCAAGTTATTTCTCTCAATCAAGCTGAGAGGAAGTTGGCCCACTTCGTAGCCAAGAATCGCAGCGGCAATAATCGTCATTTCAACACTACGAACTTAAAGATTAGCTCGGAGGACGCTGCGACTGTGGATCTTGAGGGTGTATGTGGAGAGATAGCTTTCTGTAAGCTATTCAATGTCTATCCCGACATTGATACGGATCGTGAGCCTCCGCACCCGCTCTACGACGCGATTGTTCCGCCTATCCCTCCCGGATATCGCATCGATGTGAAGACGACGAAGTATGAGAATGGAAAGCTGCTGGTCGATGCGCGCAAAGGCTCGAAGACTGATGGCGTGGATTACTATGCGCTGATAACTGGACAATTCCCCGGTCCGTATACGTTCCGAGGATTCATCGCGAGGGAGCATATCATCCAGCCGCACAAGCTCGGCATGCTCAAGGGATACAAAAGCTACATGGCGGAACAGAGTGAGCTAATCGAGCTAATCGACAATCCTTCGGATTGCCAATCAGCCGACTTATTCTGATTGACTCGTGATACATAAAATGTATCCCTCGGGCATCGACCTTAAGAGCCGCGTTCGCTTGGTCATCGAATGCAAAACTGTCTAAGCGGCAATGACGCTCCGCATCGGATGGATAGGATAATCAGCCACCGTGTGGTGGATGGATGGCCTACCAAATGCAGATAACGTCGGTTTAATTTTCATAACATGGCTTGTACCAATGTCTTTAATGCCTTCGCCGTAGCGACTGAGTCGCTCGCGCAGGACGTCTATAAACGCGCCTCGTACCGCTCGATGTGGCTCAATATGATTGAGCGCGGCGAGTATCCTCAGGGTACGGGTTTGACCCAGACCTCGTTCACCACCACTTCCATTGAGCCGACTGCGGCTGAGGAATGGTCGGCCATCACGCTCGCCAGTGG